GTGAATTGGGCGCACTGGGCGTTTGCGGGATCCTTTAACGCATCTCCAGATATACCCGGGCGAGCCGCTCTCTCTGGCTCTGTACTCTTTTAGTTTTGAAGATAGGAATCTTATTTCATTTTTTAATATCTCCCTTGCGACGGACTCGGATAATCCGAACCTCTTCGCAACATCCGATCCGTACGATTCTTTTCTCATTCCCATTAGGTAATTGGCCCATACCATTTCTCGGAGCAGTCCAATGTCTTTTCTTTTCCATCCATTTAGATATCTTTTCGGAGCCCGTCCCCAATCCGAAAGTACCATGCGCATTACAGCATCTGAGTAGGGCCCTTGAGATCGCAAATGAGTCAGATCCTCAGCGATTCTATTTTCTCTGGGCGCATCCTTTAAAAAAGAAAAATACAGCGCATAGGGCATGATGAGAATCGTTATGAGCATATTACTCAACAGAGCTTTTGCGCCGACTTCATCGCCAGTGGTGGTGGCTTTCCCATAAAGCGCCAACAATCCAAACAAGCAGAACACCAGATACCAAGCTAGGAAAGGGTATTCTGAAAGCTTAGAGATAATAAAAATAATGAATCCGATTTTAGCCAGAGTGTACATGATTCGCGTATCGGACTAATCAAATAAAACTTTATGGCTTGAAAAGGTCGGTCTGTTTACAGCGAAGGCCTTTGGATAGTTTTCGGATGAACTCTGGCGATGGCCATCGATCACCGGACTCTATGTTCTGATAATAGCGCATAGAAAGGTCACACTCAATTGCAGCTTGCTCCTGAGTGAGTCTCCGCTGCTTTCTGAGTTTCTTTAGGTTGGCCGATAGTACTTTTTGAATTTGAACCACTCTTAGATCTTAGGAATGAAGCTGATTATTTATTACGCGCAGTTAGCACGTAAGGTCCAGAGGTGCGTCCAAGACCTTCCATATTAACGGAATCTTGTTGATAATCTTGATGTGGTTTAAAAAAGAGTTTTTGTTTGCCCCAAAATACACTGACTTTGGTCCGAAGCATTTTAATGAGAGTGGAGGTGATCTCTGATAGAGAGCTCGAGGCATTTTTGGAGTTGTTTGAGGTTGGTCAAGTTGAGGTGTTGATGGAGCTGCAGAAAAGAGAAATGAACAAGAAACAGAAAAGGAGGGACTTAACTCTGCTGGTGACCAAGAAAGACAGCTACTAGATTGTTTCCTTTTTTGTGAGTTTCGATATTTTTTTATCTTCTATGGTTTTTAGAATGCGCCTTAATGATTCGAAATACTTTTCTTCCTGGTGCGAAAGCATGATTAGCACATCAGTAGGGATCTTTTTAAACTGCGGCAGTACGGCCAGAACATGATCAAGCACGTCTTCATCTTTTCGATTTGCTTTATTGAGGTTATTTATAACAGCTTCAGCGGCACCGAAATCATCGTCAGACAGTGTGAGTAGTTTCGTTTGAAGATCGAGGATCTTCTGAGCCCTAGATTTGTCTTGGGGCATTTCAGGCGTTGGCCTATCAGCTCCCTCAAGGATTACAGACTCTGCAACACCTAGGGCGACCGCCAGGTTCTTTAAATTTCGACCGCGTGGAAAGCGCTTGCCAGTTTCCCACATGTTAACGGCGGCGTCCGTCACGTGTGCTAACTCTGCTAACTTTCGCTGTGACAATCGGCGCTCTTCGCGCAGCTGTCTTATGCGTTGTGCAATCTCAGGGATGTCGTCTTTTTTAGTCATTCTCGACACTTAGTCTACCCTATCTGTAAATAATTCAAACCACACAATACGTTAGTATTTACCTTGCAAAACACTAACAATATGTTAGGATGCAAAGAATGAGAGATGCGTTTGACGGTAAAGAGATAAAGAAAATCATCAAGGCGAGAAGGCTCACAGTTAAGGATTTGGCTGAGACAATAGGCATACATCCGAACACTTTGAGCTCGGCGTTGAACGGAAATCGGGACCTCGGAAGGGCAGTCCGACTCTCATTGTATAGAGAACTAAATTTAGACCCAGAAGCTTTGCGAAAGAAAGCTTCCTAATCAATAAGAGCCTTCGAGTTGGCGCTCGAAAGTTCTAATGGATTAGCGGTTTAACAGACAATTTAAGAATTTATAAGAGAGTTCTTCGCGTTTGAAGAACTTACATGGATTTGTGCGCTCAAAATCGGAGGAAAGATGAAAACCCACACACTCGAAATCTCAAATAACGTGAGAGTTCGCGGCTTCATCCAAAAGGAAGTCGTGCTCGAAGTCGATTTCCAGATGAGCGGCTACATCCACGAGATCCGCGTTCACTCTGATTATTTCAAGGCTTTTGTGCCTGTAAGTGAAGCGTGGCTTGAGAATAACTTCCCGACTTCGCTTGCGACTATCAGGAATGCAGTTGAGATCGAGATCGATCGCCTCAGTTTTCCGAAGCAAAAACAATATGAAAATGATGACCCGAACCCAGCGGCGTAGGAGCGAAAATGTCTAACTTAACACTCTTTCAAAAATCAGAAAGCTTGATCCAGGCCCAGGCGAAGAAATTCGTCGAGCTTGCAAAGAGCCATAAAGCTGTGAACTTCGAGCAAGAGGCGCACTTCGCTTTGCAGGCACTTAAGGCAAATGACTTTCTTGCAAAGACCGCTGCCAACAATCCTGACTCTTTGATTGCGGCTGTTCACAATATTGCATCTGTTGGGCTTTCACTCAATCCAGCTCTTAAGCACGCCTATCTAGTCCCAAGAGACGGCAAAGTCTGTCTTGATTTTGGATACAAGGGACTGGCTCACTTGGGAATCGATGCTGGATCCGTTCGATATGTTCAGGCTGAGTTGGTTTATTCCAAAGATAAGTTCATTCTGCGCGGTCGCGGTCAAGAGCCGGTACATGAGAGAAATCCATTTGATCCAGACAGAGGTTCAATCATCGGGGCTTATTGTATTGCAGAGATCGAGGGCGGCAAGTTCTTGGTTGAAACCATGACTATTGCTGAGATTTACGCAATTCGGGACCGCACCCAGGCTTACAAAGCTTATTTGGATAAAAAGGTTAAGTCATGCCCATGGGTCTCTGATGAGGGCGAGATGATCAAAAAGACCGTCATTCGCAGAGCCTCTAAATCTTGGCCGATGACTAATGGCGGTCGCTTCGAAAAAGCAATGCAAGTGCATGATGAGATTGAAGCGGTCGATGTCACGCCGGTATCTGTTGAAACAACTCAAATCGAAGGCCCAAATCCGCAATTCAAAGAGATCAGAGACTTACTAGAAAGTATGGGCAAGAAAGAAGATGACAAGTTCATCGGCTACTTATCCACAGTGAACAATCGCAAGATTGAAAAGCTTGAGGATCTATCTCAAAAAGAAATCGAAACTCTACTTGTTCAGCTCTATTCATGGGCAAAGACAGCGAATGAAAAGGAAGCAGAAAATGCTTAAGAAGTTTGAAAACCAGATCAAAACATTCCAAGACCGATTCGGCACTGACATCATTATGGCTGAGCAAGGCTCAACAGCTTGGCTGCAATGCCGCCTTGGTGTGATCACGTCATCTGAGATTGGTGATGCTATTGCGGGCCTAAAAACAAAAACTCGAAATACCTATCTGTGCAAACTCGTAGCTGAGGTGGCAGCTGGAATGATCGAAGAGATCAATTCTAAATATATGGAATGGGGAAAGATGCACGAATCAGCTGCAAGGGCGACATACGAGTTTAAAAACAACTGCGTAATCGACCAGACTGGGTTGATTTTTAGAGATGAGACATTCCGAGAGGGATGCTCAGTTGATGGCTTTATTCGCGGTCAAAATAAAGTGGCCGAAGTTAAGTGCCCGTATAACACAACAAATTACATTAAGTTTCTTTTGAATGATGACGTGAAAAAAGAGTGGGCGCTTCAGTGTCAGCATCAGATGAGATGCACAGGCGCCGATGTTGTGGACATCATTCAGTATGACCCAAGAATGATGGTGTCTCCGTTGCACGTTCTTACGTTTGAGCGGGACCAAAAAACTCAAGAAATGTTCGACGAACTAATCCCAGCGTTCATTCAAGATATGGACACCATGCTTGAGATGATAGGCATTAAGTATGGCCAGCAATGGGAAAGATTAGCAGTTAAAGAAAAGGCAGGTGTGGCGTGATTTCTTTCGATAAAATGATTGGAAAGAAATTCAACAGATGGAGCGTCATTTCTTTTTCAGGTAGAAACAAATTCGGAAATTTTATGTGGAATTGCGTATGTGATTGTGGAACGTCCAGACCAGTTAGCGGAATCGCATTAAGAAATGGAACATCTAAGAGTTGCGGATGTTTTCATCGTGATATTGTCACAAAGCATAAGTGTTCGACCGTAAAAACTCCTGAATATCAATCGTGGTCATCGATGATAAGTCGGTGTTACAGAGTGAAAGCAACTGCCTATTCAAGTTACGGAGGCAGGGGTATTTCTGTGTGCGACAGGTGGAGATTTTCTTTCACGAACTTTCTTACTGACATGGGTCCGCGACCAAGCAAAATGCATACTCTTGATCGAATAGATAATAATGGCAATTACGAGCCTTCAAATTGTCGATGGGCCACAAAACTACAGCAAGTAGTAAATAGAAGGCCATGTAAAAACAAAACTGGATTCCCAGGAGTAAAAAAAGACAATAGATGTCCTAAAAATAGGTATGTGGCAAAAATCCAAATACGCGGTAAAACAATTTCTCTTGGTTATTATACAACACCTGAGCAAGCTGCCGAGGCATATTTAAAAGCAAAAACAAAAATAAAAGAGGAGATTTCTGCATGAAGAAGAGGTTCACGCTTTCAGTGCGCGTTGGCGAATATCAAAAAGACGGTCAGACAAAGGGCCGCTACCAAAACGTGGGCGCAATCATGGAGTCAGATAATGGACAATTTATCTTGCTCGATAAGACCTTTAATCCTGCTGGAATCCAAGATGGCAAAAACTCAGTTTTGATTCACATGTTTGAACCAAAAGGAAAAGCCCAAGATTTCGGTCCTGAGCCTTCTTTTGATTCTAACGGAGAAATTCCTTTTTAACTTACGTTTTGCACTCCCACGGTGGGCTGAATTTATAGGTAGCTGTAAATGGTACACAGCTCATCGTGGGGGAATTTGGAGGAACTATGAGCATCTGGTCCACACAAACAATCCGAGGAATAGAGTGCGGCGCTCTTTGCAGAGAATGCGGTGAAATAATCACTGATAATCCAGAGGGCGAAGAGATAGCTTGTGAAGAGTGTGAGGGGGAGTGATGAAGATTGAAATCAATAAATCTCAAAGATGGCTAATTCTATGGATGTTGGTTGATCTCACTTCTATAGCTGGCCAAGAAAAGTTTTTAAAAGAATTTCCACATTGTGATTTGGATGCCATGAGAAAAGATCTAGAGGATTTGAGTAACAAGTTAAGAGAAGGTGCTGAGTGACTTACTTAGGAAATATTCAGCGACATGAACGTCATGTTGGTCTTAAGGAGTGGATCGTGAGATTCCGCAACAAGATCAAAGAAGAAGCAAACAAAGAAAGCCCGAACGAATACATGATCGAGCAATGGGAAAAGAAAATATCTGAATGCAAAAAAGAGTTGGACCTTGAATTCAACGACAGATCAATGGATGGGTGCTGAGTGAACTGGTCAAACACCTTCAATAAAGAACCAGTATTCCATTGTCCAAAATGCAATAACCAACTTCATACAGACTTTGTAGACAACGGATTTGGCCCCTTTGCGGTGCAAGTAAGTCCATACCACTGTGAATCTTGTGAATGGATTGAGGGCGGCTGTCCGGCAGATTCGTGTATTAAAGAACGTTGCTTCTCTTGGGAAGTCTGCGGCGGTAAATCAATTATTGAGAGAGGTGCTGAGTGAAGAAATATAGCGTTCTCGGAAAATGGAGAGGACTGCTTTGCAATCCTGAGATTGTACAAATAAAAGATGAACACACTAAGGACAAGGAAACACTGGAAAGCTCACTCAAGCTTGAGGCTGGCGTTGACACTTTAATTTCTTATGAAGAGATAAGCGAAGGTGACGAATGCTAATCGCACTAAAACTCCTGGGCTATTGGTGTCTTGCGGCTCTTTGCTTAACACCATTCATGTGCGCTTTCTTAATTGGCGCAAATCCAGGCAGACATAGAAAAGATCAGAAAGATTTTAAGAGGGGGGCGTGATGGCCACTAAGAAAAAGAAACAACAGCAAGTTGAAATTGATCATAACGATATAATTTCATTTAAAGACATCGCCTCAAGTGGTCGCATTTCTATGCCGACACTAAATAGGTATCGTCATCAAGGTCTTGCAAGCTTTATGTGGGGACGCCATCGCTGCACCACAAATGCAAAGCTGAACGAGTTCTTGATGCTTAAGCAGCAAAAAGAAAGTGCATAATGGCCAAGGCAAAGCCGAAGTTCAGAAAATCAATCCGTACAAACGGAAAGATTCTGCAAGAGCGTTTTTATCGAAGAGAAGATGCCGAGCGTTGGTATCGTGAGCTGTATAATCAGCGCGCCTTTAGTAAACATGGTCTTGCAGCTCCCGTCAGTTCTGATCTGACCTTTGCCCGCTATGCCCTTGAGTTTTGGCTTCCGAAGCGTAAGAGAGACTATGAAGAGCCAACATGGAGATCAGATGAGCAAAGGCTCAATGACTACCTAATCCCCAAAATTGGGCACCTCACGCTGGCTAGTGTTCGAGGTCCTAAAATAAGATCCTTACTCAATGATTTGGTCACTGAGGAAAAACTATCTGTTCAGACCAGAGATCGAGTCAGGGCTCTGATTTCAGCTATCTACAATTCTGCCATAAACCATGATCCACCACTTGCTGAGATAAACCCGACCTTTGGTTTAAGATTCAGCCACAAGCGAGTGGGCAACAAAAAACCTTCGAATATTGAAAGCAGCGAAAAGACCCTGCTGTTTTTAAAGGCAGCAAAAGAACTATCGCAATTACACCTGGCCTATGCGGCCCTTTTCATTATGTCTGGGCCTAGAAAACAAGAGGGCATTGCCCTTATGTGGGATTGTATCTCTGTTGAGGACCAGATCATTTCATACAAACGCAAGTATTTACAGGCATCAAAGAAGATTGTTGTCGGAACTAAGGGTGGTACAGAAGCCTCAAGGGAAGTTCCAATTCCTAAAGAACTTGCCAGGATTTTAAGCGAATGGCGCGAGCAGTCTAAGTTCAATTCTGACGATGATTTTGTCTTTACAACCAAAGACGGCGGTCACTGGTCGCCAAGAATGTTCAGCACTATTCATGCTCATATCTGCAAAAAGGCTGGTATTATCGTCACTATCCACGGACTGCGCCACACCTTCGGGCGCGAGTTCGCACAGCGCTCAAAAAACATAAGAGCCCTACAGGAAATCCTTGGGCACTCAAGCATCACGACAACTCAGCTTTACAGTGAGCTTGGAAAGGATCGACTAAAGACCTTCCAAGAAACTGTTTCATTTGAACTTGGTGACTCAGATGACGATCAATAACAATCAAAGTTGGCTCGCAGCTGATGCCTCACTGATGCAATTAGAAATTTTACAATCAATAATTGTTAATATTTGCGCTAACTTAGGCATAAGCGCGATAGGACTTAAAATCCTGAGCTTCCTTTACAGGGGCGTGCCGGTTCAAGTCCGGCCCGGGGCACCATTCCTTTCTCTTTTGCTTCAGACAGTCCTCGCTCTTTTTTGTTCTTCTTAGGTTTGTTTTTTCTGGGCTCGATGGTGGTTTCTTGCCTTCGTCTTGTCTTTTCTTTGCTGCGGAACTCGCAAAAGAGAAAGGAATGGGGCCTCGTCTTTTGGGGCGGGTGGGAGTGAAGTTGGGGATCATCGAATATTTATTTTTGTATTGAACCGTTCGGTTCAATACTG